CAGCCATGCTGATACCGAAAACTCCAGCGTCATGTGACCGTGACCGGCAGGCATATCAATAACGCCACTGTAAATCAGCGTATTATCCAGCGCGGTACGGTTATAAATTTCAGCACCGTTTTTCCGCACTATCAGACGGCATGAGGAGTAAATATCAGTATGCTCTCTCTCATGCTTAGCGCCACTGAATGCCACCGCCGGAATAACAATTTGCCGGTCAAACGGCTGATCGTCATAAACCCTGACGGTAATGGTCCCTGATGGCCACCGCTCCGGTGCACGGGAGTCACGGGGGAAAGCTTTGCCCACTGTTTTAACGAGATCGCCTTCAATCTGGTTGGCGGACAGTTTTCCCAGAACCCGACAGTTCTCGTTAATCGTGACGTTGTTGAGCGTCCCGGAGTTCGCATTCACGTTACCGCTGATATCGGCATTTTTCGCCGTCAGCCGCCCGTCCGGTGTCAGGGAAAATGCCGGAGGATTACCGCCGCTGGTAATGGTGGGAGCCGTCAGGCGTTTCAGGAACACGTCGTTCATGAATATCTGATCGCCCTGACCAACAAACATCGGCTTTGTGTTGCCATTCGCAGGATTAATCATCGCAATCCTGTCTGCCGCCAGCAGCACCTGACTCTGCATGCCGTCAGGGGTGTTTTCAATACCGGCACCAATACCCGCGATATAAAGGCGTCCGTCCTGCATCTGCTGCAGCTTCACAGCCCACATGCTGTTCAGGTTATTATTTGTATCAACCTGAACCTTCTGTATCTGCTGGATTGCCGCACTCTGGTCTTTCAGTTTCTTATTGACAGTCTGCGTGATTTCATTGCTGACATCCGTAATGGACGTCCTGATTTCAGCCAGGTCAGGCGCAAGCTGACCGTTATCAATCTGCGTCCACAGCTCCTGAGCCAGATGTGTTTTCCCTATCTCTCCTTTGAAAAAATCCAGGTAACCTTCCGCATCATCGCTCGCCCGACCGACAGCCTCCACGAATGCCGATTTGCCAACAGTATTCACACTGCGGATATAAAAATAATAATCATGGCCCGGTTTGATATTGATACTGGCAGCTATCCAGTACAGCGCCGAGCCAAGATAGCGGGCTGCGGTTTCAACCTGCCTGATATCCGCAATCCGCTTTTCCGAGAACCAGAACTCAAACTGTACCGTCGGGTCATAAACGGCAAGATGCGGCGTGGCGGTTATCTGAAAATAGCCCGGCGTCAGCTCAATAGTGACCGGTGCCGCAGGCGCGTTAATCCTGAAGGTGGTGGTCGCAGGTTCGCCCTGCTGGCCATAACTGTTAATCGCCCTGACCGTCAGGGTGTATTCCCCCAGCGGCAGGCCGCTGAAACGGTGCTCCGTGTCTGCGGTGATGGCGGTGGTCACCAGTCTGGCATCCGTTCCCTTACCACTGGTCAGGCGCAGACTGAAGCGCACACCCTTCACCACCCGCGGCGTGTCCCATTTCGCCTGCGCCAGATACTGGCCGTCAGCTGCGCTCACCTCCACCGTCAGGTGCTGCACTGCCGGTGGGATGACGCTGTTCAGGGAGCCTGACTGCGGCTCAAAGCGGGCACCGTTATCCACGATGGCTTCTTTTTCCGGTACGTGCTGCACCGCCGTGATGGCAAAGGTGCCGTCCGTGTTTTCCCGGACGGAGACACAGCGGAACAGGCAACGGCGCAGTGACGGCAGGGAGAGTCCCCACACCCCGTATGTCTCCACACCATCAGGCAGGGTACTGACCTGTATCCGGTCCGGCGCGGGGTGTGCGGTGATGTCCACACTCACCGGCTTACCGCTGCCGTTAATCAGGTTCACCGCCGATGTACCTGTCTCCGGCAGGGTAACCTCACGGTCCAGCGTCAGGGTGCGGGTGGCAGCATCAATGGACAGGATACGTCCGCCGGTCATAGTCCCGGCATAGTCGTTATCACAGATTTCAATAATGTCACCCGGTGTGTGACGCAGCCCCTGTGACCCGAGCGTGAAGTCCACCGTCTGCGTTTCCAGCAGTTCGGTCTTTATCACCCACAGACCTGCACGGTGAGCCTGACCGCGGCTGGTACAGCCAAACGCATCCATCTTCAGCAGATTGCGTCCGTAGCGCAGTATGGCTTCCGGGTCTTCCACCAGTTCCGTGGAGGTCTGCCAGCCGTTCTGCGGGTCGGTGTAATTCACCTCCACCGCCGTGTGCCGGTCCTTCAGGGCACTGAAGCTGTAGCGGAATCCCACGCCGTTATCATCCACCACCACATCGCTGTTGGTGTACGGCCACACCACATCCGACGGGCGGTCCTGAACGAACGTCAGCGTCTGACCGTTCCATACCGGCATACAGCGCATCGCAGAGCAGAAATCACTGAGAACGTCCCACGCCTTACGCTGTTGTGCCAGGTACGCATTAAAGGTCATCCGCGGCTCGGTCCCCCCGAAACCATCCGGGACCGTCTGGTCGCAGTACTGCCCGATGGCATACAGCGCCCACTTGTCCACATCCGCCGCCCCCAGACGTTTTCCCATGCCGTAGCGCGGGTGAGTCAGCATGTCCCACAGGCACCAGGCCGGGTTGTTGCTGTATGCCGGTTTCAGACTGCCGTCCCAGATACCACTGTACGTGCGTTTTTCCGGGTCATAGTTTGACGGCACCTGGATGATGCGACCGCGGATATGGTAGTTCACCGTCATCTGCTGGCCGCCGAACTGCTCCGCATCCACCTGCAGCCCCACAATGGCCGTGTTCGGGTATCTGGCATCAAGCGCAGCGACATCTCGCTGGCGCTGCTGCATGTCAGTAATAGTGGCATTCGCCAGTTTCAGCTCACTGACTTTTTTATCGCGCTGCGCTTTGTAGGTGATGGCGTTATCGCGGTAATGATTCAGCCCCAGACTAAGCACACCACAGGCTACCAGCATGACAATAATCACCACACACAGAACACGGTTCATATCACCACCAACGGATTGCCCAGACCAGAACAGCAATGGCCACAATACGAATGGCAAATGCCATTGCCCGAATAAGTTCAGCACTCATCTTTTTAAAGTTCACGATTTCAGCGCAATGACCAGTTTTGCCAGCCCATACAGCATCGGAGACACAGCAATACCAACAGCCACCCACTTAATAGCAAAAGCCAGCGCTCTGCTGATGTCATCAGTCACTGTCACCCCAGCAGCCCCGACGAAGACAACATCACCCAGGCGAGGGACAGAAAAAGAGCAACCAGCATTAGTGAAAATGAAATACCGACAATCACACACAGGACCTTTGCCGGCGTTATGAGTTTGTCTGACATAGCTACCCCTTAATTGCCACAATTAACTGGGATACTACCCATAAAAAAGGGATGCTCCAGACCAGCAAAAATTTCCAGTTTGGTAATTGACTAATCATGAGTCGCAACTCCCTAATCAGTTTGCTAAAATCAATCAAGGCAGCCTCCCATAGCTTACTGCCATAAAAACAAAACCCCGCTTGCTGCCAACAAACGGGGTTTTTACTTTTATTCACTTAGGTTTTGCCAGTTCACAGGACTTCGTGTTATCCGCCCGCGTTGGCCAACCTCATTTTTCAGCAAAATATTCTGCTTATCTGTCGATTCCCCAGCACGCCAGCGCGCTCTCCTGGTCACGACGGAATACCTGACCGTAACAGTTATTTGAGCGAATACGGCAGTCTCTGCCACCGTCCTTAATCCACCAGCGAATCGCTTCGCATGCTCCCCTGCGATCACCTGCATTAATTCGTCTGTAAAACGTCGACGGGAAACACTTACCGGGACCAATGTTGTACGGACAGAATGACGCGATCCCCGCTTTCTGGGGTTCGGTCAATGGCACTTTGATGTTTTTCTCCACCCATGCCAGCGCCTTATCACGCTCAATGGCGTTAACCCGGTCGCATTTTTCCTTCGACAACTTCATGCCCGGAACGACAGGTTTGCCATCCACCAGGATGGCACCGCGGCAGATGGTCCAGATACCCGCGCCATCACGGTATGCCGTGGTGTGGTTACCTTCCTTTTCATCCAGAAACTGGTCGAGAATGTCAGGCGCAGGCGCACCAGCGGCAATCAGCGCCAGAACGGCAGCCGACAGGCCGTATCTGATTTTGGTGTTCATGGATATTTATCAGGATTTATCGGTTTCTGAGCCCTGGATATGTTTATCAGTTCCAGCCTGTTGCCTCAGGCTGCTAACAGGTCAATACAATCATGAGGATTATTTATGGACAATAACACCATTTCTCTACAGGAGTTGCTCGACAGCATTTCCAGGCTTCGGGAAGACGTGAATACCCTTACCGTCGCCTTCTCATATCTGGCATTCTCAATTCCAAGGGAACAGATGCAATCAACGCTGGCATCAATCCAGTTTGAATCATGCAATCCCAAATGGTCTCAGGAACAACAAGACTCTTTCAGGCGGCTTGCTGTATTACTGGATGAAAAATATGCTGGTAAAATTACCATTTCGGCGGACTCTTCAGAGAACCCGTAATTATTCCCGGTAGTTTTCCTCTGTAGGTTATCAACACATCCTGCGCCTCTAAAATTACGGGGCGCTTTTCCGGCGACTGCTCATCCCCTTCACATAACCCGGCAGCAACATCCAGGAAGACCTGTCTGATGCTCCTTCTGGCTGCTGCCTCATAAAACTCCAGCGCGGCACCTTCAACACGGTCCAGCGAGATGTCCAGGTCAAAAATTTCACCGTCAAAGCGTTTTTTGTCCCGTAACGCTAAAGTTACCGTAACTTTATTCTCAAAATTGCGGATCCCTTTCACAATCAGTTCATAGTTTTGAGTCATTGAATTACTCTCCCCGTGCAGCCTTACGACGGTCCTCTCTGATTTTGAAATACAGGTTAGTCAGATATGTCAGCAGCCCAAACAGCAGACTCCCCAGCACGCCTATTGCCGCCCACTGAGACGGGGAAACCCTGTCCAGCAACTGCAGGAACCAGTAGCCCGTTCCCACCGCTGACGTGGTGTATGACACACCTGTTGTGATTTTTTCCATCTGGTACATAC